GGCGTCGCGCAGAAGGTGCTTGCTGTACACAAGGCCTCTTCTTTTGGTCTTACAGACGATTTGGCCGTTATTGAGGTGGCATCGCCGCCGGCTAATGTTTGTAAATTGCAGACTAACGGAGCCATTGTTGGTACTCCTATTTTAATGCATCATGCTGATGGTAGTGTGGCTGCTGGTATGGTTAAGCCAGGAGCAGGTGGTAATACTGATGCTACTCTCGCATATGACATTGATACTAAGAATGGTGATTGTGGATTACCGCTTATTTCTGGCCAGCGTGACGCAGCAGGTATTGTGGGTATTCATAACATTGGTACTAATCAAGGATTAAACAGGGGGGTTTCGTCTGTTGCAATTAATAAGTTTCTTGAATTATTGCGTAAGAAACCGGTCGTTAAGCATGAGGAGCTTGATCTCACAGCTTCTACTGTTGATGCTGGTGCGGCCGTTGATCCTACGCCTTTAAACTTGGAAAGTCCTTTGGGCCTATCTGGTGCCCAATAGGATCGCGTTTGTCGCTAAAACCAGCTGATGATGAGACGTATGGTGGTCACAAGGTGTTGTTTGAATCTAACCGCAGTGTTTTTGTTGGTGAGATGGCACCTTATGACACAATTGCGTCGTCATTTCTTGATCGGTTTAAATTGTTAAAGCAAGACGATAATCCTAAATTAATTGATGACATAGAGCAAGCGCGGCAGTTGTATACGCGCGTGTCTACCGCAGCTGATATGGAACCGGCCATTACAGCTTTTGCCAAAAAAGCAAATGCGGGATCTATCCGGCTTGGAGAGCGTGCCTTGGGTGTATTCCTCGCGCGTTTCATTCGCAACGTTCCGATACTACCGTATGCTGATGCGGTGGAATTTATATCGGAGGTTAAGTCCAGCCCTGGCTGGCCATATACTATGTTCGGGTTTCAGACCCGTGAGCAGGTATTGAAAAATTATCCCATTTTTGAAGCTACTGCTGAGTTTGAATGCAGCGGGCTTCATGGACTTTGGACTGGGTGCATGAAGGAGGAAGTTTTAAAGCGTGCGAAGGCTGATGCTGGTCGTCAGCGCTTCTTCGCCTGTTGTCCTATTCACACGCAACTTGTTTTGCTCAAATATTGTGCCGTTTTTAATGAATACGTGACGCAATTTGGTGGAGCTGAACTATGGCCTGTGTATGTTGGGCGTACCCCGTTCTTTGGCGGGTGGCATCGCCTTTTTGCACCATTTCTCGATTGCCAGCGTGTCTTTTCATTGGACGAGACCGCTTGGGACACGACACTACATATTGAGTTATTTCATGCATTGTATCGTTGTCGTAATAGCTGCTTCGCTACTCCACTCAGCGACGAAAAGCTGAGATGGTTAGTCGATGAAATAGTTCGCACGTTTATCGTTGTGGACACCGGACCAGTGATTCGAAAAGAGCAGGGTAATGCTAG